TAGACCGCGCCTACACCGTTGCTGACGATCTTCCTAACGCGTTTCATCACATCCACACCGCAATCGGCTTTCCGAGCTTGGGCATGTGCGCTATCACGCTCGCGTGCCCGGTGATCATCGCGGACATGCCGTCTATGCGTTTATTCGTCTTCAACCGGTTCACCTTCACGGGCTTGATGTTTCCTGCCGCGTCTGCATCGACCGAACAACAATCGGCCATCCAGGAGAGCACCGGATTGTTCCCGTGGCGCAGCGACCGATTCATCATCAACCGCTCGATGTCTTTCGCTGGCGCCGACAGCGACGCGAACCCCTGCCCTGTGGGCTTGATCGTAAATCCGTCGGACTGCAGCTGTGTGGTGATCTGGGTAGCGTTCCACCGATCATTCGCAATTTCTTTGATGTTGTAGATTTCTCCCAGTTCATTGATTCGCTTTCGAACGAAGTCAAAGTCGATGATGTTGCCATCCGTCAGCTCGATCAGTCCCTGCTTCGCCCAGCGGTCATAGGGCACGTTGTCCTTCTTGGCCCGGCGGATGATGTCGTGCTTCGGCAGCCAGAAAAACGGAAGAACGAAGAGCTCGTTCCCGATTGGGAACAGCAGAACAAACGCGGTGATGTCTTGAGTCGTCGACAGATCCATTCCGGCAAAGCAGCTCTTCCCGGCCAGGTCATGGACGTTGAAAGGCGCGCCGCACGCGTTCCACTCATGCATCGGCAGCCAGCGCATCTCCTGGCCGAGCCATTCATTGCCGCGCAGCCGGCGGAAATTGTTTTGTTCGGATGGCAGGAGCTTCGCCTTCGCCGCGGCCGCGCGCACCTTGTCGATCCGGAGGAAGTCGCCGAGCGCTGGATTGGAGGCGTACCACCCGGTGGCTGGCTTCCCCTCCTTTGCGGGTTCGCCCTCGAAGTCCCACTCATCCTCATCGCGTTTGGCGTAGATGACTGGGTAAAAGTTCGGATCGTTGATCACTCCCTGCAGGATCTGCCGCGCATATTCATGCTGATCCCAACAGATTGGAGATTCCCCGGAGATCCCCGCCGTCGTGATCGCCACAAGCAGGGGTTGCGATCGCGTGTCCGATCCCAGGCTGAGAACGTCCCAGAGATCGCGGTTCTTTTGCCGGTGCAGCTCGTCGTACACCACCATGTGAGGGTTGATGCCGTCCTGGGCGCCGACGTCGGCGGAGATCGCGCGATAGAACGAATTGCGATCGCTCTTCAGGTAGATCGTCTTCGTTGAATCCACGATCCGGCACATGGCGTTCAGCTCCGGATCATTGCGCACCATCTGCGCCGCCACCCGGAACACGAGCCCCGCCTGGTCGCGCGTCGACGCCGCCGAATAGATTTCGGCGCCCGGCTCGTCGTCGATCAGGAGACCGCCCAGCGCCAGGCCGGCCGCGAGCTCGGTTTTCCCGTTTTTCTTTGGAACCTCAATGTAGGCGGTGGAGTACTGCCGATACCCGGTCTTCTCGTTAACCGTGCCCATCAGGTCGGTCACTATCTTTTTCTGCCATTGCGGGAGAAGGAACGGCTGTCGCGCGAAGAGGCCCTTCGTGTGGGTCAGGCACTTCTCGAAGAAGTTGGTCCAGATCCGCGCTCGAACTTCATCGTACACGGTGAGACCTCAGCTCGAGGCCAACCTCTCCCGCAGCTGTTTCTGCGGAACCTCCATGATGATGTTCGCGCGCACGCGGCCGATCGCCGTCAGGCACATATCATTGCCCAGCTGGCGCATCATCTCCCGCTCGCGTTTGGACACCCAGCTCCAGGGATTCTCATGCTGTGCGCCGGCATCCGTTTTGAGGATGCTGCCCTCTTTATCGAGGTGGCCCTCGGCTTCAATGAACCGGGCAAACGAGGCGCAGTAGGCCGCCAGGTGTCCGCGATCTGTCCGGCCGAGCAGCCCCAGTTCCTCCAGAATCGGAACCAGCCGCCGCCATTCCTTTTTGGCTTCCTTCGACAGCTCCTTCGGGCAGGTTGGCCGGACCGTATCGGCGCGGAGTTTTTTGCCGCCTCCATCACCGCCATCAGTGGATGACGGTCCGGATCCGGGTATCGGGCGGTGGCCCGGATTACCCTCGACGGCCCTCAAGTGTGGTGGCCTGGGGGGGCGCCCTCTCATCGTTGACCCTCCCCCCCTTCAATTTCGCGGGCGCTTTCAGCCGGGGCGCGAGCGGTCGCCAGCGTCGGAGCCGTAGAGACTGGACCCCCGTCGGGGTGCTCCATCGTCAACGCGATCCCGTGCATGTCGATCTCGCCATCAGTTCCGAAGGCGTGCTGATAGCCAGCAGCTTCGAGCTTGTTGCGGATCTCTTTGTAAGTCTCCCAGGAGACATCCAGTAAAGCGTATGTATGGCTCATCGATCCAGTACCTCCGTTCCTGATTTGCGATTGTGGCAGTCCGTGCACAGCCCCTGATGATTGGAGTGCAACCAAAACAAAGAGCGATCCCTGCGATGGGGCTTCTTATGGTCGACAACGTCGGTCAAACGAATGATTCCTTGCTTGGCGCATTCCTCGCACTCGACATGGTTTCTGCCGCAGAGCGAACAGTTGCGTTGCCGCTTGAACCATGCGGTGTAGTCCTTCCAGCGCCGTGTGTAGCCGCGCTCGTCAGTCGTTCCGCGCACGTCCTGATAAGGGCTGCGCCTCCCATGATCTGGACATGGTTGCGAGTGCGGACACCGAGGGTAGTAACGGCAGCGTGGAGCGATTGCATTCGGCATCAGGCGGAACCGGCTTTCCTCGTGGCCTGACCTCCACGCCTCTCGGTGTGATCTTCCCTCTTGTGAATGCTGAGGGCGTGAGCGTCAGCGAAATCCTTCCGGCAGAAGTTACACGTCAGTGAATGCTCATTGGCCTTGTGGATCTCGAGCGCGCGAGCGTCAGGAAAACCTTTCGCGCAATAACTACACTTTTCCGTTTTCGGGAAAGACGCTCCTTCGCACGCAATCCGATGCCGCCCTTTCCCGGACCCAGCCATGACGCGGCCGCAGTCAGGACACGTCCATGGAGCACTGGGCGCACGCTTCCTGGTAGAGCCGTCAGATGAGACTTTGCCGGCGGATCCTTCCAGCGCATTGATTGCCGTTTCGATGCGGGCGCGCTCCTGGCGAAGCTGTTCGATGATTGAATTCACACTCATTTGTCGTTACCGCTCCCTGATCCTCAAACAGAAGAATCCGCAAATAGGGTTTTAACCTTCGACGTCAGACCGTCACAGAATTCGAGGATCCTTGCCTCGCTCCGATGCTCTCCGCACCATTCGCCGGCATAGTCCGGCCCGGGCATCCGCGTCGGTGAATGAAAGCTGACCTGTCCGTTGGGAAGATCGACATACATGACCCATGACGCGCCGCCATCAAAGACCACGTTTTGATCCTGCTTCCATCCCCATGTGACGCCGAGCGATCGCCCGTGTGCACTCAGGACGCTGGCGAGGAGTCCCATTGACCAGCTTTTACGCTCATACGCCATACTGCGATAGGAGCCGCGGCCGCGAACGCCGCCTCGATACACCTTCGCCCGGGCCGAGCACTTTTGCGCTCGAAACAGATTCATGGCCAGAATGCCGACCGGGCCGAGCTGCTCCAGCTGTTGGTAGTAGCGTTTGGTGAGCTCGCCGTCTGAACCGGAATAGACCTCGATCGCCTTCATATCTCTTCGATCCTCAGAGGCGCGTACTGGATTTCGAACCACTTCTTTTTCACTCTGTACATGGCGGTCTTGTATCCCTTGGCGTCGACAATGTGGATCTGGCCGGCGCGATCGCGATAAACGAAATCGGCGACGTAGCTGGACACGTGCGCAGGAGATCCGTCTCCATCTCTGGCGACCGTGTCGAGAGAGAACCGTTTCTGCAGCTGCAGCTCCGTGATTTCTCTACGGCTTTCCAGCGTCTTGAGAAGGAGATAGCAATCCCGTTCATGGACGGAATCGAACACGATGCCGTCTTCGGTGCGATCGGCCTTGCTGCCGATGTTGTACTTCGATGCGCGGCGACCATAGAGCGCCTTGTCGATTTCCGACTTGCTCAATGAGCCTCCTGCGCGGCCGCCGAAAAGTTTTCCCTTCAGGACCAGAATCGTTTTCTCGACTTCGCTCAGTTTTTCGATGAGGGCGGGAGCGTCATGGCCCGAACGAATTCCTTTCAGCGCTTCGGTGGTGAGCCGGTCCGTGAGATAGCAAACCTGCGCGTGCGATCGCCTCGCAAAGTTCAACAGCGTCCGATAGTGATCACCAGGCTTGAGCCGGCTGGTGTGTTTCGGACTCCCGGGATCCGCTCCAGCGGCGCCGCCTCCTGAGCCTTTGGCGAGATGCCTCCGGATCGAACTCACTGCGCCGCCGGAGGTCATTCCCTCCTTAATGGCCATGTCGAGCACCGCCGGCTGCTCGGACATCGGCACAAGCGCGAGCTCGAAGGCCACAGTCAGTGCAATGCGCTTGGAGTCCGGCGCGTTGGGTTCGACAAGTTTCTGGAATTCTGGAGATAACTTGATGAGCCGCGCGTAGAGATAACACCCAGTAGCTTGATTTGCCGAAGAGCACGGCAATTTCATCCATGGTGCGCCCGCCTCGCTTCGATAGACGGTCAATGGCGGCGGAAACCTCCATTGGCGTGTGCTCCGCGCGCTGGAAGTTTGACGCGATCGACATCTCGAACTGGTCTTCATCGTCAGTCGGCTGCACCACGATCGCGCGATAGGGCACGCCAACCTTCGTGCACGCATGCCAGCGGCGCTGACCATCAATCAACTCGAATTCGTGCTTTGGGTCGCCCTTGATCTTTCGGACGAGGCCTGGCTGCAGCTGGCCGCGTTTCATGATGCTGCGCTCCAGCGCCGCCAGTTCCTCTTTGTCGAAGTAACGCCGCGGCTGATCAGCGAGTGGCCGGATCCGCGCAGTTGGAATCGTGAGAACCTGTCCCGCTACCGGCTCGGCCGACTCTCGGCGGTTCGGCATTTTCAACGTCGACGGAGTATTGCGATTGGCGGCGCCGCCGTGCTCGAGATGGAATTCGCACGCGCCATGGATGTGATCGGTAACGATCGAGTCCGGTCCGCGATACCCCTGCAACAAGCAGTGAAGACAAAACCGCCACGGTGAGGCGCATGCCCGGGCGTCACACGTCCGCTCATTGGTCCGGATGATGCTGCACTGCTCCTGGCATTGCGTCTTACCGATCGCCTCATGGAAAAGCGGACACTGGACGGTGAGGACCGGCGCGGCCGGCTTCTTGCGTTTGCTCATTGGTGTTTCCCATAGCGCCGGTCAGCGCCCTGCATCTGAAAGAAATTCAGCTGGCCGGTGTCGTTGTTCCAGCACAGACCCTTCACCCTCGAGTGTGTGCGTTCACTGAGATATTCCTGGAGCTGCGCCGGGCCCGACGTCTCCGAAACCAGTTTGTTCGTTGTGAAGATCAGCGGCCTTTTTGCTGCGCTTCGTTGCTCGATGATCAGGTAGAGGGTTTCCTCGGCGTAGCCGTTGGAGCGTTCGGCGCCGATATCGTCCAGGACGAGCAATGGCACACGGACCAACTCGTCGATGATGTCCGTCTCGGATCTTCCACTGGCGTTGAACGTATCGCGCAGCGCGCGCATCAGCATCGGAACGCCAACGAAGTGCGCCTCGACGTTCACCGCCTGCAGGATGGCTGCCGCCAGATGACTCTTTCCGGTACCGGGAGCGCCGGCAAACAGGATCCCTCTGCTCGGACGTTCGGCATATCGCTGCGCGGCATTGAACGCAAAACGGACGCTGGTGGAAACACCACTCAGCAGGAATGACTTCAACGTGGCCTGGCGCAGATTCTCTGGCAGGGGCCATGCGCCTTCGCCCGCGTGGAACTGTCTCTTGCGCGCGATGCGGTCCGTCACGCAGTGGCAGCTCTTCACGCCAACGGCGCCGCCCTGCTGGACGTGAATGAATCCGGTGTATTTGCAATCCGGGCAGCCGCGTTCTTCCACAACTGTGCTCATGGGTTATTCGTCCTCCGGAACTGGGATGTATTGAAGTTCGCGTTCCCGCTCGCTCTGGTTGTGTTTCCCGTTTCGTCCGGCGAACGCGTTGATGTTTTGGCAGAACCAGCGCAGCGGGTGTCCCTGCTTCTGGTGAAACTGGTCGGTACTCTCGAGGAATTGCAAGGCGCGAGCCTGGAGCCGCTCCAGGGTGAAGCCAGGATCGTCGACGGTTTTCTTCAGCAGCGCGTCCAGTGCAACGAAATCGGACTTGTCTGTGACGAGCCGGGATCCACGGATTTGCTCAAACCTGGCAATGAAGAAATCCGAGAATGGCCGCCGGCGGTTTTCAGCCGGCGGGGCCGCAGGCCCTTTCCCTTCTGTCTCTTCTCTACTCTGTCTCTTCTCTGTCTCTCGCGAGCGCGCGGACGCGCGCGATGGTAGCGGCTTGCTAGCAAGATGCTCCGGTTTTGCTGGCGCGTTTGATAGCGTCGCGTCAGCATCAGCGCTAGCAACACGCTCCGGTTTTGCTGGCGCGCCGCCTGCGGATTGCTCCACTCGTTCAATCCAGCCGGCTTCAATGAGGCGCGCGATCGGGATGGGCTTTGTAGTCGCCATCTCCTTCTTCAGCCAGGCGGGATTCTCCGGAATGCGGTTATCCGTTTGCGAGGCAACAATGTAGAAACTGATAAGGAAATACCGCTCAGTCTCATTCAGATCGAAGAACCGCGGATCACTCCACAGGTCGCGATAGAGCTTGATCCATGGCGGCTTCCGATCTCGGTAGTGCTGGAGCTTTTCGAAGTCGATGACGCGGAGGAATGTCACGCGGACACCTCCGCTCGCTCAATTGATTCAAAGACAGTCAAACAACGCGTCCTTGGGTAACAGGTGAACAACAGCCGCCGGTGGAGCTGGCGGACGCTTCAGATCAGAAGCCGAGCACCTGCCCGAGGCCCCAAAAGAAGCCAACGGCGCCGATGACGGCAAAGAAGCCGATCGTTACCTTGAACGCGAGAACAGCTTTGCGATTGCGCCAGATCCGCCGGCCGCAATCGGGACAGTGTCCAGTAAGATGGGAGCCGAAGGACCGCACGTCCTCCGGCTTATTGAAGTCGTAATTGCGAAGTTGTCTGCTCACGAGAAGCACCCCACCAGGCCGCCGCACGGTCGCCTATAAATCGCCTGTGCAATGTGCGTGGCTTTGATCCGGCGTGGATCTCAGTTTTGGCGAAAACCCTTGCCGGAATTGGTTAATGAATGCTTTTGAGATAGTCTGATTGAGGCTTGGGAAATACTCTGGATCTGCTTATCGGGGTTCGAATCCCTGCCTCCCAGTTCAAACAAAACAGAGCAACTGCAGCAGCTACCCTCAAGAGTCAGACAGCCATGACGAACCGGCCACCTCTAAATGTCCCGGTTGACTATGACGCATGGTTGCGCCGGGAGGACACCGACCCCGTTGCCGCGATGTGCAGGTTCTTTATGGAAGACGATCCCGTTCACCGCGCACTGACCAGTATCGCCACGAAACTCGACGAACTGGGCATCCCGTACGCGATTGCCGGAGCCATGGCCCTGGCCGCGCACCGGTTTATCCGCGCTACCGTAGATGTCGACATTCTCGTTGGGCACTCAGCGCTGGAGACGATTCATGAACACCTGGACGACCTGGGTTATGCGCGTCCGTTTGCGGGCAGCAGGAACCTGAGGGACACCGAAACCGGAGTACGAATAAAGTTCTTCGTGGAAGGACAGTTTCCCGGCGACGGAAAACCCACACCTCTTCCCTTTCCGAATCCCGACGAAGCGGGACAGACGATACGCGGGATCCGATATCTTCGTCTACCCGTCCTCGTCGAACTGAAACTGGCTTCGGGTATGACCAGCGCTGGCCGGCTAAAAGATCTGGCCGACGTCCAGGAGCTGATCCGAACACTGGGCCTTCCCCGCGACTTCGCAGATCAGTTGAACGCTTACGTGCGAGAGAAATTCGATGAACTCTGGCAAGGGGTCGCCTCGGACAATCCGTCAGAGTAGGCGCGTCAGCGTATCCGAGCGCGACATCTGGCTTCCTAGCCGTCAAACCTCGCAAACCGGCAGTGTCCCTCTATGTCACCGGAATTTCCACACCCGGCTTCGCACAACGGGACCATTGTGAGTGG